TCAAGCGATCATTCGTGTTGTCGCGGCTCGTTCAGCGCCCACAGGTGAGGTACATATCAAGTGGGATTGGGAAAACATGGACTTCTCGGAGGTGACTGCAGATGGCTATGGTGTCGGAGACGCATTTGACTGATCTTGGTAATGTCCTCAAAACTCTTGGCGTAGACATTCGCCGTGCCGAGGGGAAAGAAATCTCAGGGCGCTGTCCTGTGCATAAGCGAGTCACAGGTCGCGATGATGGTTCCCCATCATGGAGCATGAGCGCAGAAACTGGGCTATGGATTTGTTTCTCGTGTGGTGCCCGTGGAACATTAAGCATGTTGGTCTCAGAATTAACTGGAGAACCAGATGCAATTATGGCTGTCCACTACTTTTTGATTGACCGCAACTTAGAAAGACTTACTTCTGATGTAGAAGTTACTAAAAAGAAACCTGAAGTGGATTGGGTTTCCTTTTCAAAGTTTGGTGTAGTCCCTGAAATAGAATTACGAAAGCGGTCAATTGACCCTGATCAAGCCCGAAGTCATGGTATCCGTTGGGATACCTCGCGCGCTGCATGGATTATCCCAATCGTCAACCAATTTGGTGATTTACAGGGGTGGCAAACCAAGGCTAAGGATTGGATACGCAATTTCCCAATTGGTGTTAAGAAGTCCGAGAGCCTGTTTGGTATTGAGCGCTTTAAGGGTGGCACAGCAATCTTGGTTGAATCACCACTTGATGTCGTGCGTTTTGCCAGTGCCTTTGACAAACCACAAGCCTTAGCAACTTTTGGAGCGGCTGTGAGTGACAAGCAGATTGGCCTCCTCGCATCAGTTGCCGATAAAGTAATTATTGCAATGGATAACGATGATGCTGGAAAGCAATCATCAAAGAAGTTCTTTAAAGCCCTTCCGTATTTCCGTAAAGGTGTATGGTGGTGGGATTACTCAGGGACTACCGCCAAGGATATTGGTGACATGACCAATGATGAAATAGAACTCGGACTACTAAATTCTTCGCAGATGCCAAATTATTGATCTGCGCTGTTATATTAATAAACCAACCAAGGAGAACTAAATGCCCACCATTGTTAGACAAGAACCAACACCATCCGAAGACGCCTATCTCCAAAAACTTGTTGAGGAATACCTCAAGGCAAAAACCTTCAGTGATTCAGCCGCGCGACGCACGGACGAACTAAAAGCCGAACTGTCAAACATGGTTGACAATGAGGGCTACTCTGACCACAAGGGAAGCAAGTGGCTTGAGACCAAAAACGGCATTCAACTAAAGCGTGAGCGCCGTGTCTCGGTATCCCTAGACCAAGTGTCTGCCCGAGCATGGGCTGAAGGCAACGATTTATGGGATCAGATATCTGTCACCGTACAGATGTTGGATGAGGACGCCCTTGCTACCGTGGCTTGGGAACACCCCGAATTGCAGTCAGAGATTCAAGAACTGTACTCCGAAAAAGAAAATTGGGCCTTTAAGGTCATTGAAACAAAAAAGTAATACATGATAACCTTAAAGCAAAGGGAGGAAGTCATGTCTAAATCAACAACCGATCAAGTACCTCCTGGGAGATGGGAATGTCCGAAATGTGGCTCTCTACTGGAGACAATGATCCCGACAAACGGACCACCGCTGTGTTCCCGACACACTGGTGGCGCCGTTCCGTTCGTAGTAACAACCAAGAAACCCTTGAAGGAGACTCCGAGTTCATCCTAACAATGGATGCAATTATTAGTCTGTTACGCGTAATTTCTGTATGCCCAAGTGAAGATTTAGCAAATGCTCTATGTGATCCCGATACTGGTGTCTCACTAGACGAGCAGGAACGAATAGTCGCATGGTGCGATAACTTGGCTGACAACATTTCTAGTTACGAGGAATAACAATGGGTATTGACCCACTTGACCTACTGGGCGATTTACCTGACTGGCCTGGTTCCCGTCCACCTAAAAATAGAGGTAAAAAGAATCTAGTTGCGGTTAATACTATTAATGGTGCACGATCTAAAAATTACCGTATTAATGGTATAGATGTAGAAATGTTTACAATTGGAGAAGCAGGGAAAGTAATCAATAGGTCAGCGAGCACTCTCAGGATGTGGGAACATCAGGGGTGGATACCAAAGACTAACTACAGGACATCCGCACCCCGTAAATCTCAGTTACCAAATAAAATACCCAAGGGTCGTCGCCTGTATACTCGTAAGCAAGTAGAGTTTTTGAAAGATTGTATACAGCGCTTTAACTTGGACGATAGGAACTCCAAGCACTGGGATGACTTTAGACATTTTGCAATAACTAATTGGCCCAAATAACTTGGGAAATTATTAAGAAAAACGCGCCGAACAGCAAATCGTAAGATATGCTCGGTCACCAAGAACTTATTGGTCGCTAATAGGCGCCTGACAAGTAAATAATAAACACACACACACACACACAAGAAAGAAGAGACCATGCCAAACTACGATGACGACGACGACACTTTTGAAAAAGATGAAGTCGCCTACGAAACCCCACAAAAGTCACGAGCCGATGAGGACGATGACGACGATGATGCCCCTGTGCGAAAAGCAACCAAAGTTGCAGAAACACCCCGCAGACTAATCCGCGGTGGTTGGGAAGGCGTCTCCCAGTTAAAGTCAAGCATTACCGACTCGTCATACGCACAGCGCCTCAAGATTGCTGAAGAGCCAATCATCATCAAGTTCCTTGAAGCCGCACCATACGCCGCATACCGCCAACACTGGATGGAGCGCACTGGTCAGAAGTCATTCACATGCATCGCTAATCTTGATGAGCGTGGATGCCCACTGTGCGAATCGGGCAACAAGCCCAGCAATAAGTTTGCATTCAATGTGATCTTGCTGACTCAGGGCGAAGACCCAGTACTTCGCTCATACGAAGTTGGTTCACGCGTCATTGATCAGTTGAAAAACTTCAATGATGACCCACGACAAGGACCACTCCCCAAGCACTACTGGGCGGTTTCCCGTTCAGGCAAGGGCGCTACAACCGCCACCAACCATCAATTGGTGAAGGCTCGCGACCTTGAAGAAGAATGGGGCGTTCAGGACTTGAGCGAGGACGATTTAGGCAAGTTTCTTCGGAGTGCCTACACCGACGAGATTGTCCCAATCCCGAGTCGCAAGGAATTACTCGCTATTGCGTCTGAAGACGCATGAGCAAAAAGGTTAGTAGCGGGAGGAGGGGCGTAATCGTCCCTCCTCTTGTTGTTTCTACGATTAAAGAAATACAGGAGATCGTCAGAATTGTGCAAAGCGTTGGCGCTTTTGCCTTTGATGTGGAAACACGCGGGATAGTTGAGCGTCATGTTGACGCTATGAACGCGTACAATACTGAACTCAAGAAGCACCTTGCCGAGATGGTGACTACATCACCAGCGGTGAGGGAAGCCACACAAGAACGCCTAATGGAAAAGTGGCGAGGTATTATCGCGCTTGACCCCTTGCGTAACGAAGTCTTTTGGATTGGGATTGCCACCGATGGTCATTCATGGGCTATACCAATGGGTCATTTATGCGGTGAGATTATTGTCCCCGAAGAGGTTGGTGATGGTTCAACCATTCCACCGACTGGTTACCGCAACTTAAAGAGGGACGGGACTGAGTCTGAGGCAAAAGTTCGTTACCGTATCCCCGCCGTATTCAGCGCTCCCCCCGAGCAGTTATCCCGTTCTGATGTGTTTCAAGCCTTAGAACCATTATTTGCTGACCCTAACATTGTTAAGGTGGGTCACAATGTTAAATTTGACGCCAGATCAATTCGTAAATACCTAAATGTTGAGTTGCCCTTGTCAGGATTTATGGACACGATGCTCATGCAACACATCGTGAATGAGAACCTTCGTGGCTACAGCCTCACCGATCTAATTTCCCACAACTACGATGGGCATGATGCCTACTACAAAGAGGGGAAACTAGGCAAGATCATCAATACCGTTGCCTTCTCCTCGGCTACTAAGTATGTCCACCTAGATGTCCGCTGGACATGGATGCTGTACAAGCGACTATGGAACAAGATTAAGAATAAAGAGGGTCTACGAAACGCCCTTGATCAGGACATGATCGTACTTCGCGTCATCATGGATATGGAAGACATTGGTATTCCTGTCAAGAAAAGCGCCATGGTTGTTCTTGGTAGGGAACTGGATGGTCGTATGCGTGATATTTTGAACGAAATGTCCCAGTTCACACCTCCTGGGTTTAACCCCGATAGTAATAAAAGCAAACAGGACTTATTATTTAAAAGTAAGGCAGATGGTG